TGAAATCTATTTTCTTCGTACCACGAAAAATGATATGGCCCGCGTCTCTCATATTTATCAAATTTTATTATATTCCTCACCTGTCTTCTCCATAAACTCAATATATCGTCCAACAGTATTCTCGATTAAAAGATCAGGTCGGTATATTTTTTTGTTAAACTCTAATATACCCTGCATACCTTTAAATACAACATCTGCATCTGGTATAGGAGGTTTGTACAAAGCAATTTTATTAAAAGTATAAGGATTCTCTAGAGATAACATAATCCCAGAATCTTTAACAATCTCCTTTGTGCCACCATTACTGCTGTGTAACACAGGAAGCCCACAAGCTATAGCTTCTACTACACTATTTGAACAACAATCAAGCCACGTAAGATGTACCATTGCATCAGCTCCGCGAAGATAAAAAGGCAAATTTTGAGGAGAGATGTTCCCTAAGTATTTTACGTTTCGTGCATGTATCTTGTTTTTGCACTCACCAAGAACTACAAGTCCAACATCATCATTGACAAATTTTTTAAACCCGGCAACTATTGCACTCAGCCTCTTGTGCTCACGCCAACTTGCAGAACAAATCAAAACTTTTGACCAAGGATAGCTACATTTCTCACCATCTGAAGAAAACGATGCAGGCACACCATTACAAATAATAGTGTAAGGTTTATCTGTCGGCCCAAAATGACTGAAAAACAAATCTCTTCCATACTTACTCTGAAAAATTAATCTATCAAAAGATCTATACGCTTTCTTAATCGGAGCATTCAACTTATCCGTATTCCCAAGAGTGTTCTCTATATCATAATACAGCCCATCTAACCTAAGTAAATTAACAGATCCTTCATGCCGTCTTCCATAAGAAAAACATATATTATAATCAAAATGTTCTTTTGAAAACTTAAACCCAGAATATTCTAACGCAAATTTTAATCTATGACCAAAAATAGAAGGACCGGTCAAATTTGAGCATTTATTTATAAAAAACTTTTTCATACCACCCCGGCTATTAACAATACCACCCATAATTCTCCCCAGCATACTTTAAATTTATCTACTTTCAAGCCAGATAGTCTAAACTCTTCAAACCACTCTTCTTGTGTAAACTCTACAATATGAGTAGAATCTAATCTAAAATCTACCCCTAATTCTTTCTTTAAAGGAACTCTCCAATCTCTCTCAAATATGGGTACTCTTACTAGAATTCTATTAAGATTAACAACTAATCTCACAATTAATTTTAAAAAATTAACTCTATCATAAATGTGCTCTAATACATTTGACATAATGATCACATCATAATAACCCCCAAATTCCATTTTTAAAATATCACTTTCAACAAACAAGAGATTCCCCCGTTTAAAACGCTTATTAGCAATATTTATATTCTTAGCTTTTAAATCTACCCCAGTGATCGTTGCTTGTGGCCTTTCCTTCGCAATAGTATTAGCTACAACTCCAATACCACACCCTAAATCTATTACTGAATCGGTGTGCCCAACATTATCAACAAAAAATTTATGGTAATTAATATGTCTATGTTTAGTATGTAATCCTCCACCATAACGAACTGATTGACCTCCTGAAATAGCATATACCAAATTATCCAACTCTAACATAAACCTCATAGCTTCACTAGAGTTGTGCGTTGAACAGAATTGATCGATTATCTTCTTAATTGTATTAACAGATTCTTTCATAATTCAATGACTTTCTAAATAATTTTGATATAAACATATCCGACTCCATCAAACAAACTTTATTGTATTGTCTTAACCTGTACTTCATAAACTTATTGTACAACATTACCATACCTGTGTCTTTTAAAATAACGTCTTGCTTCACCCTAATAGAGAAAAAATCTTTCCAATCTCTACAACTAATAGGGACACAATGTTCTGATGAAACATTATAATACTCATGTTTATCCATTCCGTACAAATCTAATAAAATCTTCTTTATGGCAATAGGACCTAAATCTCCCCAAGAAATGTTACTCTCAAAAATTTTTCTATCTAAATAGTTAAACCACGTTGACAAAATTAAACTGTCTGGTACACCTGCGATGATGGCAGTCTGCGGAGATCTCCGCTTTCCAAACCCTAAAAATTTATACTTATCTAAAAAGCTTATATATTTAGATAAAGGCTTTAACACTATAGTGTCTGCGTCTAACCACATACCCCCATACTTATGTAATAACGCAACTCTAAGATAATCTGCTCTATGCACCACAGAAAGTTTTGAATACACCTCCGGTAACTTCAGATACTCCCTCACATTCTGATCACTTAATAAAGTGAAATTCAGCCCTACAGAATATTTTCTGATAGTCGCTATACATAGATCAATATAAACTGCTCTATCACCTTGCCAATAAACCCAAACATTATTCATTCTTTTATCTAGCATAACCGTAACTTTCATTCATAAAACCGGCAATCTTTAAAAAACATAACTTATCTTCTAAAGATAAATTAGTCCTCCAACTCAAGTCAAGTTTTAACTCTTCACTGCCTATATCGCGCATTCTATTACCGCCAATAAAATGATGAGAACAAGACTTAACCCTAAGCATACTCTCTTCGTACTTCAAGCTCACTTTATCCAAAATAAAATTTAACACCTTATAAGGCTCATTCACAAGGTCTTCATATCTAACCAATATAATGCGATTATCTAATCTCCTTAAAGCATTTAACTCCTCATTAATTCTACACCATTTCCTTGTACTAGTTTCTACACCTCCTCCTTTTTTTATCCATGAATTCAATACACCACGACCATCCCTAACTAAATGAACTCCTAATACATCAAAATCGTTCTTTAACAACAACTTTAAACTATCAACATCTTTCGAAGAGTCTACAATAACGTCACAATCTACAGTCTCCATTATGCGAGCATAGACCTTAGCATAATATTTAAATGTTTTCTTATCTGAGCATAATTTATTTCGTCTAAAGCCTATTTTCGGAAAAATCGGAAACAACGTCTTCCACACAGAACAATATTTAATAAGCTTCTTACATGAACATCTGTTAACAGATTTAAACTCAGATAACTCTCCTATTCCAAATATTTTAGAATGAGCCCCTAATAACATAGCTAACAAGGTACTACCGCTATGCCCAACAGAAGCTATATATACGACCATACAATCTCCCTCAAAATTAACCCGTACTATTTATTTATTATATATGCTGAATGTTTAGTCCCTTCCTGAGAAATTACTTCAACTTTTTCCCCTAATAAACTATACGCGCCAACATAATCGTGTTTCCAAAAACCCGCATGACAATCATCGGCATAAAATTTATCAACAGGAGAAGTCTCAATATGCACAACAACACGCTCTGCCTTCTTATATATAGTCTCTAAAACAGATAACAATTGATAAGGATGAACATGAATCAGCATTTCACAAGTAAAGATAATATCATAACGTTTAACACGTCTAGATAGACCTCTTATATTAGCATGAATCAACCTCTTATCGTTAATACCTTGATTCTTTGCCTCTGCTAACATACTAGTGCTCTGATCTAACCCATCAATTTGTACGCCATAAGCATTCTCCATAGCATTCATTACTCTCCCAAAACCACAACCAACTTCTAGTATGGATAGCCCTTCAATACTCATATTTTCAAAAACTCTATTTAACAAACCTAATTGATTAACATAGTGTGATTGCTTGACCCGTTTATCCATCTTATTTTTCCACTCTTCTCCACCGTGATCTTGCCAATAAATCTCAGCTGGTGTCTTTACTATCTTCATAATTTTATTCCTCTAACGTTTTAATTCGACCTTCTAAAGCAATAATTTTTTCATTTAATTCATTTATTGCATTTATCGCCGCAGCCAACACAGGACGATCACTAAAAGTATAAAACCCTCTTGGACCAACACTGGTAGCCTCTTTTATCCCTGCTTCTCTAACATTTTGAGCAATAAACCCTGTGTAAATTCCTTTAGTATCTAACCCACTTTTTTCGTTAAATTTAAAATTTACAGGTTTTATACCAGCTAACTCCTTAAGTCCTTTCGTAAAACTACTTTGAATCTCTTTTAATCGTGCATCCGATGACACATAAAAATCCCCATCAGCATCCGTTTGAATATCACCTGCTCCTAATGCTTCAACACGAAGTCCAAGTGCCACATAAAGGTTATCGTCAGTCTTTAATATATTAGCCTCCGCCCGATACAAATTCACATCAAGAGACGCACTACCTGAACCAAACAACACACCGGAGTTCGGTTGAACTGTAAGAGCTATACTCGCAGAACCATCCCCTAAAACTTGCCCTAAAATAGCTGTGTCCCCTTCTCCAATATCCCTCGCCTCAACCCTTGTATTTGACTTTATCACATTCACCGCCGTAAAAGACCCAGCAGTTTTCAATTCACTTGCGCCACCTCTATACAAAGTAACATCACTTGCTGTACCAAACAATATTTGATCATCAGTAGCGTCACTATTTATTTTTATATCTCCGGTTGTCGTAACCGTAGCCGGAGTGATATCATAAGTATCTGACATATCATCGTGATGATCATCCACTGTCTTGCCAGTAGTGTCTGTATGAGCAGCCGCAGCAGCAAGATTAGCTGCATGATAATCTACTACAGCTCCACTTGTAGGATAATTTGTGTCACTATCCGAAATAGTAGTCTGTCGGTCAGCCGTTTCCTCCATTCCAGTTACTACACCAGTATCCCCATTTACAGAATTAACTAATCCAACCGCTTCTAACTCCCACCAATCAGTCATGTCGTCAGCAGTACCACCATTATGTACATAACTTTTTGTCTCATCAGACCTAATGCAGACATCCCCTTCTTCGGCAGACAAAGAAGTTTGACAAGATTCATTACCACAAGTATATGTATCTGTAAGTGCTACCGCAGGAATTTGGGCCGAAGGAACCTTGCTTCCACTATCGAGAGTAGCAACCCCGTTAGCAGCACCCTTTTCAGTAGAATCTATCTTTTCATCAGACAATTCATCTAAAGCCGCTTCAACATCAGTGGCCGATAAAGACGCTCCTGAATTATCATAAATTACATCCGCAGAATCTACCGTACCCGAAGAATCTACCCCATCATGCGCATGAGATTGAGCGTGATGGTCATCTACTGTCTTACCTGTCGTATCTGCATGGGGAGGTGTAGTGGCTATTGATTCCGTCCAATCCGTCATATCTCCAGCAATACCACCATTGTGGAAATAAGTTTTCGATTCGTCTGTTCTAATACAAACATCACCTTCTTCGGCTGTAAATCCTAATTGCTCTATTTCATTTGCAGCAGAATATACACTTACTTGCGCCAAAGCGGGCAACTGCGAATCCGTTAATTTAGCAGAACTATTTAATGTCGCAATTCCATTAGGTTGACCCAGCCCATCAGTTAACGCACCTTTATTAGCACCGTCATGATTATGCCCAGTTGTAGCATTAAATATAATCGCCTTTTCTTTAACTTTCCCATGCACCGGAACATACGTTGCTAAAAAACACAACAAAAACAATACCAAATAAGTCCCCGCAAATTTGTTTGCCTCTTTCATAATCTTCCCCTTTTTATAAAACTCTTCTATACTCAACGTATATTGTATCCCCGACATTCAATGTCGTACCTGAAATCCAAGTCAAAACTTTCCCACTTCTCGTCCAATCCACCCCTTCCGTAACAACAACATCGTTAACTTTTACAACAAGCGTTGCAGCTTCCGGGCCATGAATTAATTTAGGAACAATATCCTCTTCCGCAACAGTTAAGTTATACGAAAGAAACACTGGATTCATAGTTGGATCTGATCCATCATATGGGTAGACGTCATCATACTCATAATCAACAACTACAACCTCCCCTATTTCCAAATCATAGCCTGCTACTACATCATTCCAAATTATTGTTTGCTCATCTACAGTGTATTCACTAGTTGGAATAGCAGGAGCACCAACAGCCAACATCATGACTGCATTATCAATTGGTATCTCAGCCAATTGCGGTATCACGTTTTGCGTAATAATCTCTAAATTCTCTACTTTTCTTACTCTTGACACATTAAATACTCCATCTATGTGATTCTTTTACAAAGAATCTAATTTTACTTTATCCGCAGCAGACATAAGACCTGATGTCATAACTGTAGCATCTGATATTTTATCTTGTCCTGCTATAATATGACGACTTGCGTGAGCCGCATACTGATCATATGTTACAAAAGGATTACCCGCAGTAGGATCCTGTGCCGTATCCATAGCATCCTTTTGATCATCATCAGGTAGATTATTATGTGAATGGTCACCCCTTGCTACCTGATCGGCTCCTATACCAACATCCCCATTTGAAAAAAGATTCTCATAAGTAACAGGATTCTGAGACATGTAGTCTACATAAGCTTTATTCGCAGCCTGAGTGTCTTCAATAGGAAACCCGGCAGGAACAACAGGAAAATTCAAAAACGTTTTAACACCCTCAATAACCTGGTCAATATCCATAGTATTGACCGCATAGGCATAGGAAAAATCCCACAATCCCATGTTATACGCCAGTCTGTGACGATTCCACGGATCATGTTCCGCCAAATTTCCTCTTCTAATTTGAATTTTCGGCATAACATACCTCTTTCGTATAATCTACAATTTTATTATACTTAATTTTATTACAACAAACACAAAGAGGTTGAATATTATCAACAATATTTAGACCACCTTTAGAAAAAGGAATAATATGGTCAACAGTCAAACTTATTTCAGATTCTTGCAACTTACAACATAAACACATATAATTATATTTCGTCTTTAAATCCCGCCACTGCTTAACTATTAATTTCCCTTCCACATCTAATTTCTTCACTTTTCCATTAGCAAAATCTATAGCAACAACTTCCTGCCTTTGTTTAGGATTTTTCTTAATATACACTAACTTCTTTCTATTATATTCAATCCTTTCCTCATCACTAAAATTTTTTTGCCTCTCCCTTTCATTAAAAGCTAACTCTTCTCTATGATTACTACGATACTCAGCCATCTTCAATAACACTTTTCCTCTATTCTCTTTTCTATACTTAACATCACCCAATTTCTTACAATCCTTACAATTTGAACGTAATCCATCTTTCTTACTTTTATCTTTAACAAAACAATTTATGTTTAATCCTTTATCGCATTTTGTACAGACTTTAATTTTCTCAATCACAAAATATCTCACTCTCTATCCCATAAACCCTTTTATTATGCCCATTAAAGACCCCTCTTTCAATCCTATTACACATACTAACAAACATACTCCTAAAAACGTATATCCCACAACTTTCAAAGAAACATTAGTTATCTTTACATAGACACTATTGTGCCAGCTAACGTGCTCATCAATTTTCTCTTCCACATTAGCCACCTGTTCTGACAAACTATCAAACTTTTCATCCAGATATTTTCTGTCTCCCCACATTACTTCCACCCCTCCATTATTGTTTCTTAGCTAACTCTTTTTTAATGTAATCCATATCCCCAAAGTTCTTGTTACCAAAAACACGTTTATTCCGCATTAATTCAGAAACATCATCTATCAAAACCTTAACTTCTTTATCTTCAAAAACTTTAGCCAAGCTCTCCTTCTGAGGCTTTCTTACCGGAGCAGAACCCATACCTGTTTTATTAAATTTTTTATCCTTATCATTCCCTTCTTTATCTTTACCCCCAGCTTTACCGTCCCCATTCTGAGCGTTAGACTTTACTATTTGTTTCTTAATCTTAGCTATCTGGTCAGCTTCAAGATTAAGAATCTTAGACATAATAAACTCGTCCGACAGGAGATCTAACTCACGGTAATTCTTTGCTACAGTAGACTTTATTAGTTCAACACGTGCTGCTATAAGTTCATCAGTAGTACGTTGCTTTGGCAACATCAAGGTATAATCGTTCTTCCTAGAATTTATATCAACTCCTTTCACAATAAGAGCTAAATCTGTAATAAACCTTATCCCCTGAACAAGCATTAATTGAACCCTGTGAATTGATGCACTAAAATTTAACCCTTGATCAATAGCCACTAACTTATTAGACACACCAACATCGTTTATATTAATACGATGCTTAGGAGTCTTTAATGCCGCCATCATCTTTTCTCGAATATAAAGAATGTCCTTTATATCAATCTCACTCTTCCCTTCAATGAGATCCATGCCTGCAAACTTACCGCCTTCTTTAGTAACCGCCATATAAATATCATCATTTGACATCATAGGATTTTGGTGCTTTTCGAGCTTACCGGTACTTGGGTTTACCCATAATTTTTTAAGAAATTGGTCCTTATATCTTTGTATCTCTTTTACAGCTTGATCACCCGTTTTTCCAGTGACATCAATCCGATGCACTCTTACATTCGGTTTCTTTAACCTACCAACAACCAAAGCGTTCTCCATGGCAACGAGCTGTCTATAAGAAAGCCTTGCAGCCTTCAACCAACTTGTACCGTAATCATCTGTAGGCTCACGAGGTAGCATAAAATGAATTAATTGCCACGGACGAAACTCAGCGACCTGACTGCCATCTATCTCTTGACGATATGGGAACGTCTGATTCACGACACCATTCTCGACATTAAGAAATATTGTTTTAGCAGGTAAAACTCTAAGCCCACCTATATTAGATAACTTACTGTTCTGATTGTCCTTAAACCAGATGATCTCTACAAACATATCTCCGAATTTCGTAGTACTTCTTGCCCAAGACCACAATAGAGACTTTAAATCGAGGTAGTAGTATAAGTCTTTGATAAAATTAGTAGTAGACTCAGAATCTGACATAACTTTGATTATATCGTTAACAGGTTCGTCTATTCTTAGTACTAAATCCGCTACTGCATCGAGCGTAGAAGAAATTTCTCCCCCATAATTATCATCCATCGCAATATAGTCAGAATACTTTTTAATCCTAGAATTATCTACAGTCGTTATATCAGCTAAAGAACTATCCAAATATTCAGGATCAACTCCTGCCTGAGTAGTACTTCCATCTTTACCTGTCAAAACTTTAAAAGCTTGGTTCAATTTTTTAATCAATGTTGGCATAATTAGCCCCTCTTCCCCATTTTATATTCACTAAGTACTCAAATCTCTTAATATCAGTCTCCACACTATGCCCCTTCTCCAGTGCCCTCAAAATTGTCAAACATACTATTATACACCTCTTCTGGAGTTCTAACTTTAACCTTTTTATCTTCTTTAACAGGTGTCTCTTTTGATTGAGAATCGGAATCTGAAACAACAGACTCGATGGGAACTTTCTCTATAAGAGAATTCAACACACCACACAAAGCGTCTGCCATATCCTTAGACCCCTTCACTGGATGATCTACTTTTTTATCGTTAACATTCTCAAGTGTTTTTAATTCGTGTGCAAGATAATCGTGGTATGGACAATTTATTCTTCCCTCATAAAGTGCCTGTCTCATGTTGATGTAGCAGGTCATTGCCCTATCTACAGAAAGAATATAAGCATCGTAACCTTTCCTGTTCATAATCTGTATAAAATCAGTACTTTGATAGCCATCTAAACTTACCGGACCAATATTAAACCCCATTTGTGTCAGCTGATAAATAATCCCCCGTATTTCCTCTAAAATATTGGGATTAGACTCAGACCCTTTTAACCGAATAAGACAATCTATACGAAATACATAGTTTCCTTTATCCACACCAGAAACGTGCCCAAGAGCAATACCAGCAGCGTCCCCCGTAACACCTATGTCTACATGAACTGCATGAACCCCGTCGTTAACAGGCTTAAATTTCTTATCAAATATCGCAGTACTATCGTCCTTCACCTCCACTAAATTTTTTCTGCCCGAGTCTACAAACATATCATCAATTCTATCAACATTAGATATAAACCGACTTATGCTCTCAAGAGAAATACCGGCTAAATTTCTTGTACTTAACTCTGGTGCAGATTCGAAATCGTTTAGATACATAATGGGAATTTTCAAAACAGTCTTTCTATCTCGTTCTATCTCCTCAACAATTTTCATTCTCCCATAATCAAAGTAAAAAAAATCTCCGTCATAATCTGGGAACTTGGCTTCCCAAAGACTCCTCTGTTTTATAACATAGACATCTTTCTCACCCTTCGTTTCCTTCATTCGTCTCTCTAAAAAATCATCAACATGATGAGGGTTTCCTGCCATAACCAGTATACCAGACTTCGCAAATCTAGAAGATATTCTAGCTCTAAAAGTCTCGTATATTAACTCTGCTTTATCCCTTCCACCTTCAATACCATAAGCCGTTGCTTCATCAATAATAGCACAAATAACATCGTACCCAACAGCGGAAAATTCCGAACTGGAACCAAAAGTTATATAGACATTTTTATAAATTTTATCTGGATCTGTTCTTGCAGCACCGTAGCTCTAGTTTATTATTAGGATCATACATATAACCATGTTTTCTAAACCACGGGCACTGATCAATCATCCCTTTTATCTTAAAGAAAACAACATCTTTCGCTTGCTTCTTGCTGACAGAGACATTAGTGATTGTTATCTTTGACCCGGGCATCAAACCGAAATATTTAGCAGGATTCCTTAAGCACAGAACAAGATAGTCCAAATAACAAGAAATAAAAGCAGCACGAATTGACTTACCTGTTCCGTACGCCTCGTTAAACATAATTTCTCGAAATCTTCGTCGTTCTAATATTTTACGAGGATTCCCATAAAAAATGTTTTTAAGATCCGCTTTAACACACTCGAATAAAGTAGAATACAAAGTCTGACCAAAAAACTCATCTCCCTCCAAAAACTCTTCTATATCAACAGGTTCGAACTCCCACACGTCGTCAGCATGAGTTTCAACAATGTCCCCCTGACGATTTGACTCTTCCAATGTGATCCATTTTTCCAACTTTTCAAGATGAGTGATAAATACTTTGTTTGATTCAGTCACTCCTCGCTGAACATCAGCCAGCTTAAAATTCTCTAAAAGTTGGTGGATCTTAAATGCTTCTGAGTTCTCTTGCAACAAAGATTTAATAAGTTTCTTCTTCGACACAGACGTTCGACTATCTAAAAGAGCATCTAATATTTTATCCTCTAACGATCCGTACTTGTGCATTCGCTTAGAATGAAAGACTAAACTCATTCTAATACTCTCAAATACAGCTTTTATAATACTCGCTCTATTCACATACTCTTTCGTGGTTGCTTCGTATTTAAGTGAATCTGAATCTTTAGTAACCACGGAAGTCCCACGTAATTCAAGCTCAGGTTCCCAATCTTTAATCCAACTACGCAAAGTTACTCGCGCTGGGGCATCCCCAAATCGCTCATGTATTTCATCAACTATCTCTTGATGAGAAAACTTTTTCTCTCCTGTCTCCTCGTCAACAAGAAGATACAACGCTTTCGCATGCGCTTTAATTTCAACAGGATACTTCTTATTATTACTCTTATCGGAACTGTCTTCTGTAGAGACATTGTTGTTAGCTACCATAAAAACACCTTAATATTATTAACGAAACTTAACTAAAGACATAAAAACAAAGAACATTGAGTACGCTCTCATTAATAATAATGCCATAAACAACAAAGTTTTTTTACAAAGAACTAAAAAGTTTTTTTATTTTCCTCTAGCAATTTTTTTAAATTTATAGTCAGTAAGCTTCTGAGAAAAAGTTTCATTCGCGTTTAGTATAGTGATAACTGCTTGATCTACTGTGTCTATCGCCTGTAAAATATAAACCACAACATTTCTGATTTGACCGTCACGATAATTACGATCCATAGATTGATTCCAGTGTTCTAAAGAATAATCATACGAAAAATAAATCATATAAGGAGCTTCGTTTAGAGTTAAACCCTTTCCTACAGATTCCATCCCTATCAAAACATCAATATTCTTACTGTTCTGCCATTTCTTAACTTCATCTTTCTGTCCATGCACAGCACAACTTTTTATCTTTTTTTTATTCAATAACCTCGCAATACGGCTAATATCATGTCTAAACCGGCACCAAATTATGACTTTCTCCCCTCTTATCGTATCCAAAGTTTCTAATAAAGCGTCTAATTTAGACGATTCAAAAGATATAACTCTTTTAGAATCTGTAAACGGAATATAAAAGCCACTTGTAATCTCCTGCAACTTACTAATCTTACTGAAAGGCACAGCCTCATTTATAGCACTGACTTCTTCGGTATAATCGATAGCATTCTTATCAAAAAACGATTTCAATTCTTTATTTGGGGTCATTACACTAAGACCGTCAGCAAAAGCATTCGTAAACATTTCTTGAAATTCATTAAGCACTACAACGACATCTTTGAAAGTTCTTGGTGGCAGATCAAGACACTCAGTTTTCTTATAAGATATTGCTGTTGAAAACATTTTAGAACGTGTTGCATCCAAACTACCTTTTTTAAGAACCCACAACGGGAAGTGCTTACCTACATCAATAAAGTACTCCTCCTGAAAATCCATATATTTAAGACCAAACGTTGCACCAAGATCTAAAACTTTATACTGATAGAAGACATCCTCCATACTTTTCAACGTGTTAACGGTACCAGTCGCTTCTATCACATAATTTGCCCTTGCAGACAATTGAAATGCAGCTAAAGTACGTTGAGAATCATGCCCTAAAGCTTTTGATTCGTCAAATATTAGAACATCATAGGTACCCAACTCTCCTAAATAATTGCGCATAGCATCATACGTCATGACATGTATGTAAGTATCTCTTTTTTCAGTAGTTAGTAGCCTTATTTTGTTTTCTTTATCTCCTGTTATAGTCGTAACTGGGAGATTTTTAATCTTACTATGCTTTTCTATCTCTGGAATCCAAGTATTAAAAACATTCAATCTTGGACAAACAATTAAAATCCGCTTAATTTTTTCTTCCAAAAGCCGAATAGTAAGATTGTCGATTACGATTTTACTCTTTCCAATACCACGGTCTAAAAACAAACCAAATCGTTTAATGCACAAAGAAGCGTACAAAGACACCTTTTGAGCATGTCGCATACCATCAACAAAACCTCCAAAAGAATCAACAGGCGTAAGAACACTAGGATGATCGCGATAATAATCACACTCTTTCATAATCTCAGCGTGATATCTATCCCGACGAATACAAAAATTTAATAAATTATTTAATCCAGGATGATACAAATTAAAAATTAAAATAAAATTGCGAATGAATTTCACTTGTAACGGGCAAAGAAAAGTTGAATAATTATCTTTTCTGTTTAAAAATAAAGATGCTCCACAAGTTTTTAACTTTACTGTTTCTCCGAATCTTGGATCAGTTTGAACTGTTAAAAATTTATTTCCAATTTTAAATTTCATAACTCCTCAACGAATTTTTAAGGCCAATTTTACTAAGCTACTGTAAATTTGATTGAGTTTTATCTCAATTCGTGAAGTTTGTAATAAAACTGCATCATTGCTTTTATAGTGCGATTCTAAAACCCTAAGTTTATCTCTAAGCTGAATTAGATCTTTTCGTAATTCTTTAACAGTCATATTTTTCCTTTCTAAAAAAGTTCTATAATTATTTATAATAACAAAAACGAACCTAAATCTCAACAATTTTGGATTTAAAAGGTTCCCCTTAACAATCCCTTTAAAAGATTATTACTACGTAATAATCTAGGGAGTCCTTTATATACTACGTAGTAGTATATAAAGGACTCCTAAGAGTCTTACTACTACTACGTAGTAGTAAGACGAGTATACTATAATATATAATATATCTTAATGCAATAATCATGCCAAGATTAAATTAGGGGTAAGCCTGCCTTCGGCAGGTATGGTTCTGTTGCTCGCTTCGCTCACTATCAGAACCAAAATTTTTTTGACATTTTATTAAATTTGTTTAAAGTAATATCTAAATGGAGACAAATAATTCTATGCTTACAAATTCAAAAAGCTTATTTATTTCATCTTACAATCAAGAAGTTCCAAATTGGAAAAAAATATTAC